CCTTTAGATCCGCAATCTCTAACGCTAAGTGGCGACCGTCCGTCAGAGTGACGTGCGTCTCTGCCATGTAGGAGCCAGGGATTCGCCCTGTAGCGTCAAGCTGGACAACCTTGCCAACATCTGTGTCAACAGGACCAGAAGGAGTCTTAGAAGCGACATCCTTCAACATCGAGGTATCAATCTTTTGAGTCATGGTTCTGGTCCTTAGCTGAACTCAACGGCAAAGATGTGGTGGTTTGAAAGTTCAATTCCAGCTTCTGATGTCTCTACAGCTCCGCCGACTGCTTGGTGAACGACATCTATGGTTAATTCACTTGAAGAGGGGGCATCAATTCTGGCTCCTACTGCAAGACTTTGGCGAGCAAACCCTCCTGAACTTACAAATGAGACAAACTGAAATAGTTGGCCGCTTCGAGTTCCGTTGTGGATTGATCCTTTTGGTGCTGTGTTATTTAGCGATAAAGAAGCAGTGCAACCGGCTCGTCTTGATAAAGACGGAGTTGCACCGTTTGAGTCCGCAAACGCAGTGAGTCCTCCAATGATTAGAAACTTTGACGATGATGATTGGGGAGTGACCCTGAATGTTAGGCCTGAAACTACAAAGTCACTGGTTTCTGACGTTAATACATCTGCCGTACCGCTTTCTCGCTCAAACACAGTGATCCCGTGGATCTTGAGGCCCGTTTGCCCGTTGAACTGAAGGGCACCTACGACGTTCAAGATGCCACTGGCCGTCAGCGTGCCGTTTACGGTCGCGTTACCGGACGCAGTTACATTACCAGTTAACTGTGATGACCCAGTAACAGCTAAGTCACCCGACATTGCTGCAGTGTTAAATCCTGCATTTCCAGTCTTATCGACTTGCGCGATTACCAGGTCGCTAGCATTTTTGAACTCGACAAGGTTCTGGCTGGTCTGCCCCGACTTCTCCTTGACCGTTAGAGCTGCCGCTGAGCCATCAGCAACAATGGGCTGCGCCAGCGTGTCGCGAGCTACGCCGATGTTGCGGACGGTGATCGACACGCTGCTGGCAATAGCCGCGCCGAAGGTAATGTTGCTGCCGCTAATCGTGTAATCCGTGGTCGGGCGCTGGGCTACACCGCCGACATCAACGATGAACGCCTTGGGGTCTGTAGACTGAGGCGCAGGGCTAAGTGCGTATGGTCCAGCAGTTCCGTCTCCATTGAACGAGTAGACACTCAGCGGAGTCGGTGAGTTGTAGAGCGACAGGCCGTCTACATACTGCTTGGTGACCGCATGGTCATCAGTGGTCGGCGTAGCGACGTTCTTGATGTTAGCGTTCAGCGCGTCGAACTTGTTGTCTTGCAGATCCTTGTTCAGCGCGTTGGTAGACCCGCTGTCGTCTGCTTCCTGCGCTACAAAGAGTAGACCTAGAGCAGCTTGGTCAAGGTCTTCCGCCTTCAGCACTGAGCCGTCCGAGAAGTCTGCAACGTCCGTCTGGAAGCCGCTCTTACCCTTCGGAGTAGTCCTCTGAATGATGATGACGGAGCCAGCAGCAGCCGGGGACGCCAAGGTCACCGTGTTGGCGTTGGTGTCGATGGTGAAACCGGAGGACGCCAAGGTGACGCCGTTGACCGATACCGACAGGTGACTGGTCGAGAGGTAGTCGAAGTTGATCGAGAACGGACCAGTTCCCGACGCCTCGTATCTAACAAAACTGAATGGAGATGAGTTGCTGGGCATGGGTTAGTCCTCAATCAATCGAAGGAGATCCTTGTAGTCTTGGCCGACGCGACGGCGGCTCTTAATCATGTCAACGATCTTGGCGCGCTTGTTCACCTCTGGGAACTCGTCCAACATCTCGGCGTAAGCCCTCGATCTATACTTGTTCAGAACACTCTGAATCAGACGGGCTCTTGGGCTTTTGTCGAGACCGTCAACCGGCTCGTAGGGGAGTCGCTTGTATTGCGTGGACGACATGAGCTTCTTCAACTCTTGCCGGATCGTCCTGCCGTTGATGCGGATGCCAGAAGACAGTTCTTGCCAGCGATCGTAGGCAGACTGGTTGCGATCGTTGAAGTAGTCGCGCAGCTCCACGCCGTTCTTCAGTGACCGTGGCGCAGAGAACCCGTGGCCGATCTTGTCGAACTCCTGCATCATCTTGTCGTCTTTGACGGTGGAGTAGGAGAACGGGTTGATGAGGTCCACGGCAGCGTATGTGCCGTTGTCCATGATTTCCTCGCCCAGCATGTTGCGGCGGTGCGGGACTTCGTCGGACAGACCGGGGACACGGGCCTTCAGCGCGTCGGTCATGTTCTTGATGTCCATCAACGGGTCCGGCCCCGAACGTGCCATCTGGGCAAATAGGTTTGGCACCGCAAAAGACGCAGCAGTTCTCCGAGCAAAACCGGGAACAGTCATTTCGGGATCAAACAGAACACCAGTGAAATCCTTGATGCCCTTGAGGTAGGTCTTGGATGTGATGTTCTTGGATATCGCCATCATGACGCCCAAGGCAAGGTCTTCAGCGTCCTTGCGCTGCTCCTCGTCACCCTTGTTCATGATGTCCACCAAGTCGGCAGTAACCCCAAAGAACGACGCAAACGGGTCAAGTCGTTGGTAAGAGATATAGCTATCTCCAATTTTGATGGAGTAGGGTTGCCATCCCGTTTGTTCTTTCAGTTTTCTCTGGTTGTTGTCCTTGGGACCGCCTCCAGTGATTCCTCCGTTCATCGCGGCGATTGCAGCTCCGCTAAAGAAAGTCATCCCGGTTGCTAGGCGACCTAATGCCTCTGCTTGTCCCTCTTGGTCAAGCCCTTGCAAGGCCGCTCGGTCATCCGCAAACAGTTTCGCCATCCTATTCTTAATCGCGGACCTTTGCCTGCTTCCCACTACAGGGACACGCTCCAACACGTATTGCATCACGTTGGTAGGTGTGCGGACGAACGGCAGAATGATTCTTAGGACTGGGTAAGTCCCAGTTAAGTCCGACAGCATTTTGCCAGCACCCGAAAGTGCTCCTCTGTCTTTGCGCAGAGGCGTCGTGAACGTCACGTCCCGCGCTGTAGCCAAAGCCTTTTCGGCAATAGGGCTATACAGTCGCATTTTAGAGGCGACGTATTCGTCGATCTTGACGGGCCTGTTTGGGTCGTTTGCGGAGAACTTAGCTTTAGCTTCATCAACAAACTTCTGGGCTGACAAGAACTGTCCGTCATCGACGATGTATTTGAACTCCTGCTCCACCCACTCGTCGAGCTTGTCCGGCCGGACTACACGCTCCGCAACGCCACGCTTGTAGAGTTCAGCTTTGACCGTAGTTCTGTAGTTCAGTTGCTTGAAGAACTCGTCAGTCCCCGCAAGGAACTTGCCGGGAGCGTTGACAACATTTCGCGCCATCCACTTGGCAGCAATGAGACCCATGTTGTCGTCATCAACATTCTTGGCGCGTTGGTCAATAAAAGCTTCAATTTGCGATCCACCAATCGGCGCTTGGTCGTCGGCGCGTGTTCCAATTTTTTCCAGAACACCTTCTCCGCTCATCATCGACATTTTCGCGACATTTAATGAGTCACGGATTTGCGATGGAATGGCAAGTAGTCGGCCAAACTCAATGCCTGCATTTTGGTAGTTGCCTGCAAGAGCTTGCCCTGCGGCTCGCTCTAGCGGAGCCAGCAAAGTCGTGGTCAAACCGCCAGTCAGGTTGACGATCATCGTGGTAGGCCCAGACAGAATGGAGTTCATCCACCACTCGTTAATGGCTCCCATGAAGCCCGCCTTGCCTCGCGCATACTTGAGTGCAGCGCCGGTGCCCGGCTTGGCTTTCAATACATCTTGGAACTTGTCAAGTTCTTTGCGGACTTGGTCTACTCCTCCCGCGATGTCCAAGATTCGGTCAACCACTTCTTTTTGATTGAGGTTCTCTAGCGAGAACTTCTCAAGAGGTGACTCTTCAGGGATATCCCTAGCCAGTCTTCCTGCTCTTGTGTTTCCGGTTTGTCGCTGGATGGACTGTAGGTTTCGTCCGAACTCACTTTGTGTAGCTCGAATGTTGTTGGACAGCGTCTTGAAGTTCTTCTGCATCAGCAGGAACTCCGCGAGTTTCTTGTTCCTCTCGATCTCTGACAGGTCCTCTTTAGCGGCTTCCTCCATTACCGACTTCAGACGATTCTCTGTCTGCTCTAGCAGTTCACGAAGAGCACCCATCCGATAACGGTTCTTGATTAGTGCCTGCCTAGCTTCTTCCGTAACTTTGCCAGAGTTCTGAATCTGAGCTTCAAGAGCCGTCAACTTTGTGCCAGTGGCCTCGTCAATCAAGGCGGCGTCTTTTGCAGCCTGCTCGGCATCAGCTTTGAACTGATCACCTACTTTATCGTCGTATACTGGTTTAGTTTCCCTAGTAAGACTCGACTCAGCAACGGCCTTCTCTGACTGCTTCAACTGTTCATCGACGCGCTTGGTAAGATAGTTTTCAACCATCTCAGCAGTGCCGCCGCTGTTCTCAGGAGATGTGAGATCATCCCGCATCTCGTCTGAGGTCTTCTTCGGCTCAGCTTCTGCTGCCTCGTCAGTTTGCTTGGCCGTTGCTTCCGCTGCCTCGTCAGTTTGCTTGGCCGTTGCTTCCGCTGCCTCGTCGGCTTGCT